CATACCTATCCGGATGTCTTGGTCGTCTCATTCATCGCCGCTTGAGCGGCGGTGCTTGTCTTGATCGCCTCGGCCGCCTGCGTGTAGGACGCGCCGGTTCGCGAGACGTAGTCTTCAAGCTGCTGGGTGACCTTGCCGGCCTCTGCGATCGGCGCGCTGGCTTGCGAGATCGCGTTGTTGAAGCTGTCGAGGAAGGCCTGCCGGAAGGTGGAAAGGAAGCCGGTCGCGCGCTGCACCGAGGGCGATAGACTGCCGTCGAGAGACTGCGCCACCGTCTTGGTTGCCGTGCCGACTTGCGTCATGCCGGTGGCGGCCTGCAATGCGGCATCGCCGGTCTTGGCCAGCCCTTGGCTGACGTTCGACATGGCGGTGTCGGCGCCGGCATTCTTCACCGACTGCGCCGCCGCGTTCACCTGATTGAGCGAGGCCGCCGCGGCCTGTGCCGCCGGCGGCGTCCGCTGCATCTCGTCGTTGAGGCCCTTGACGCTCTGCTTGGTGCTATCGACCTGATCGGACAGGCTTTTCAGCGGGCCGGTGTCCGTCGAAAAGCCAACATTGGCAATGTCGGTCATTTTTTCTTCTTCCTCTTGCCGATCGCGGCGAACATGGCTTTGAGCGCCGTGCCCGTGGCCTTGACCTGTGGCGCCGGCGGATCATTGCGGGTCCGGACAAAGAAATCGTCAATGAGGAGAAGCGCGGCGACCTGCCAAGGGTGGTCCGGCCGCGTGCCAGTCAACTCGAACCACGCCAGAATCTCGGACGGCTTGGCGCGCATGATGCGCGAGGTGACCTTCCACGCGAGCGCGCCCGTCATGGTGGTGGTCGGCTCGGTAAGGCGAAGCTGGTCGCGGCTTTCATCGATCTGGCAGAACCAGCGCCAGAGTTGCCGCGTCATCGGGCTCGATGGCGGCTGCCACGCAACCATGTCACCGAGCCCGAGGGCTTTGAGAATTTCGGCCTCAGCGAAGTTGATTACTTCTTCGGCGAGGCCGGCATAAAATTGATGCGGTTGGTCGCGTTGCGCGTCATCTGCTCTGCGATTTCCGGGAATCGCTGGTAGAGAATGGCGGCATTCTCCTTCGAAAACAGCAGCGGCTTGCCGTCCAGTTCGAGGTTGTCGGTCCACCCCTCGGTGAGAAGCACAAGATCATCGATCATGTCCTTCTCGCGTGTCTGCCATCCATTGTAGTCAGGGCGCTGATCGGCCGGCTTGTTGGCCGCCGCTTCGACCGCGGCGCGGCGCGTGCGCTGGCGCTCTTCCACGGCATTCTTGATGCGACTGGCATCGGCCCCGGAGATCAAAATCTCGACGGGTTTCTTGTTGTCATCGAGCACGGGCTCGCCCGTGACGGGATGCAGGATCGGGAAATACTTGCCTTCGTCGGCGTATTTGCGCGTTTCAATTTTACCGAGATCGAAACCCAAAGCCTCATCCTCCGCAAAAGTGGGGCCCCGCACCATGCGAGGCCCCTCAAGTTTTCCTGCTATTTCGCGGGAGGCGCGTCATCCTCCCACGCCCAAGGTCGCAGGAGAAAGTTAGGTCGCGTCGACGTCGATAAACGTCGCGGCGTTGATGCCAAGCTGGATCGTCGCCATGACCACCGACGTGATCGTGAAGGGGCCAGTCTGATAGCTCATGACCTTGGCCTTGAAGTAAATCTTGGTGCCGTGGCTGCCAGTCGCTTCGGACGAATCGTTCAACTCCACCACGAAGTTGTAGTCGAGATGCGAGGACAGTGCGACCAAGGCCGCGGCCTGACCGGCGTCCGAGGACTTTCGACCGACGCCAAGCTGCGGGTTGCCGCCCTTGCCGATCGACTTGAAGAAGCGCTCGAAACCATCGGCCAGCGCGGCGAAGTTGATCGAGTCGTAGGCGAGGCCGATCGGCGGGATGGTGACGACTTCGCCGATTTCGACATAGGTGTCGCTGACCTGATCGTCAGCCGTGGTACCGATCGAGATCGTGCAGCCGAGTGAGGCGTTGACGAGGCCGGCTGTACCCATTGCGTGCTCCTTTAAGGATGGTGGCCGGTTTCAGAAAACGCCGCAGCCTTGGCCATGAATTGGTGATCGGTCGGAGAGTTAGGGCCAAAATTCTCAAGAGGCCGTTAAACAGCGCCAGCCGACCCGCACAGGCGCCTGAATATAGTCGGCGTCCGGGAGCAGCGGTCCGCGGCGGACAAAGCCGATCCAGAGCCGTGCGGCGCCTTTCGACAGGCCGCCGCGATAGAAGGCGCGGTAGGCATTGGCGATCGTGTCCGCCATCGCCTCGGCCGCGGCCGTGCCCTTGCTGGGCCCGGGAAAGAAGTAGCTGACCTGAAGGAAGCCGCCTTCGACGTCGCTGGTATTGAGCGAGAACGGCATGCCGGCATTGGTGATCAGATTGATCCGCGCCCACGGGATGCCGGCGGTCGGCGAGAACACCACGCCGTCATAGCCGCGCTGGCTCGCCGGCGGGAAGCCGTCGATGGTATCTAGCACGCCCTGAAGCGCGCCGCGGATGTCCTGTGCAATCGTCATGTTTCGGCAATCCTTGCCAGCGTCGCCGCCGCGATCGAAGGTGCATTGCCGACCGTGTTCTGCACGAAGAAGCGCCCCTCCATGTGGACCGTGCCGTACTCGACGAAGACGGCATAGTTGGCGCCGTTCACCGCATAATAGACGTCGCCAAGCTTGATATCCGCCACCGTGAGATTGAGCCGGGCGACCGCGCCGCCGCCGGCGTCGGGCGGTCCGTTCGCCGCATTCGGCATGTCGTTGAGGGCCGCGTACCATGAGCCGCGAAGGTTGCCTGTCTTGTAGGGCGTATTCTCGACCACCTCTTGGTTCATGTCCTGAATGAACTCGACGGCGAACTCCTTCAGCTTGTCCTGCGCGTGATCAAGCTGGGCCATCACCGTGTCGAGATCGAAATTCACGCCGATCATTGCCGGACCTGCAAGATGTAGACGATGGTGGTCGCGGTTAGCTCGATCGTCTTGAAGTTGACGACGGTCAATACCGCCGTCTTGACGTCGACCTTGTCGCCGATCGCCGCGACATAGGTCGTGTTTTTGATCTTCACATACAGGCGCCGGTCGCCGCGCTTGATGTCCTCGCCGTTCACCAGAGCGTCATTGTAGTTGAGCAGCAGGCCGCGCGTCTTCCATGTGAGAGGCGCGGTTTCCACAACCGAGCCGTCTTCCGGATCATAGGTGCCCGGCACATCGCGCGTGATCGTGATGTCGCGCCCCACATCCGGATCGTCGAGCAGTTCGCCGATATCGTCCTGAAGGTCGGTCGCGAGGCTCATTGTGCGTCGTTACCTCCGCCAACCTCCGGGTCCTGCTGCATGCCGACCTTGAACAGCGAGCCGGGACGGTCGACGTTCTCCTGCACGCCATCCATTTCGGAGATCGAAGTGCCGGTGATGGAGACGCCCATCTGGCTCGAATCCTCGTTGTTGGCCTGCACGCGAAGCCGCTGCGCCAGCGCCATGTAGGCCTTGGCCTTCTGCGAATTGGAAAAGGACAGGCCTTCAAGGCGGAAGTCGACCTTGCGCGAGAACTTCGCGGCAATCGCGTCGGCAACGGCCGCCGCCGCGCTGATGTTCGAGGTGTAGCTCGCCGCGATCAGGTTGATGGAATCGTCATCGATCAGGAGCGTCGAGGAGCCGTCGTCGACGTCGCCGACCAGCACACGAATGGTGTCGAGATCAGCCATTGGCCTGATTGCCTCCGATCGCCGGGTTGAGGACGAAGGGGCCGGTGGTCACCGTAGCCTTGTTGCCGCTGGCGTCAATGATGCCGGCTTCGTGGTAGTAGGTCTTGGGCGGAGGGTTGGAGCCGACACCGGTCTCGGTGTCGGCGCGATTGAGGTGGATCGACAAGGCCCAGCGGTCCGTCTCATGGGCGATTTCGATCTGGGGACGGGTGACGCCATCGTCGCCCGTCATCGTCTGGTCGCTTCGCTTTGTGATGTAGACGTCGGGCGGAACGGCCTTCGCGCTCTTGCCCATCCACCATACTGCCGTCGCGCCGCCGAGATCGACCTCGTTGCCGTCGTCATCGAGCACGGGGATGTAGATGGTGACCGTGTCGCCGGCCCACATGGTCACCGTCTGGCTGGTCGCCGGCCCCGGCATTACGCAGCGCTCGCGGTCGCCGTGACGGTGACGTTCAAGGTATCGCCGGATTCGACCGAACGCTGCGCGCCGAAGTCGACGGCACCATAGAGCACGCCGGTGGTGCCGCCCTTGGTGCTCGATGTCGTCATGAACGCACCATAGATCGTGCTCGATCCGTTGATGTTGAACACCGCTTTCGAACCCGAGTTGTCGACCGACTGGCCGGAGACCGAGCCCGGCGTGAAGGCCGGCCGCGTCGCGTTGGAATAGGTCGTGTCCTCCGTCCAGCCCGAATGACTGGCCATCGTGTCGCTGTCGGCGATCGTGCCGGTGTCCTTCAGGCCCACGAAGAAGCCGGCGGTGTAGCTCGAACCCTTGAAGTATTGCGAGAGGACGTCATTGAGCCCGACGTTCACAACCAGATTTTCGGCCGTCTCCTCCCACTTCAGCTTGCCATCGGCGCCGAAGCATTCGAAATGATAGCTGCTCTTGAGGCCTATCCCACCGATCGGCGCCGCGGCCTTGGCATCGAGCCCTGCGCCAGTTTTGAGGCCAAACGTGGCGGATTGAACGTTTTTCATCTTGGCCCCTCAGTTGGGTTGGTCGACCTGTCCGGAAAGCCTGATCGTGACGTCGAGAACGCCCTCGACCGCGGCGGTGGTCGATTTGATACCGGCAAGGCTGTAAAGATTGCTTACCGTTCCCTGTAGCGCGATGACCGTGCCGATCGGCTTGCCGCCGGTGGTGGCGCGCATGGCGAGATGGACAGCCAAGGTCGCCGCCGCCTCGATCTCCATTGCCGCGGCCGCCTCGCCAGTCATCGTGACGGCGAATAGGACCGTTTCGGCCATGTCGGCGGTGGCGCTGGCGGAAGCCCCCACGCCCACGCCCAGCGTGATCGCGCCCTCGAATACGAGGCCGGCCGAACCTGAAATCCCCGCGACAAGGTCCAGTTCTACGGAAACGTCGATCCCCAAGGCAGCCGTGGCGCTGTGGCTGAGTGCGGCGGCGAGGGTGATGCTTTCGTCCATGGACAGGGAGGCGCTACCAGCGAGCCCCGCAGCGAGGCCGAGGGCTATTCCGGCATCGACACTGTTGCCGGCCGCGGTGGAGGTTCCAACGGCCGCCGGCAGGCTGATCGAGGCGTCCATGTCGATGGTGGCCGCGGCGGACGCGCCAACCGCGATGCCGAGCGTGATCGCCTCGTCATAGATCGAGACCGTGGGCGGGTAATTGAGCGGCAGGCCGTCGCGCCAGTATTTCTGGCTACCGTCCTGTGGCAGGCCGCCCGGGAGGCCGCGGGTCCAACCGTAGGCCGTGCTCATGTCCAGTCATCCACGTTGACCCAGCCGGCGGTGCCGTCGCAGTCGACAACGAACTCCCACACCCCATCGTCGGTCGGCACGCTGCTGGTCGCGGTGAGTTGCGTCCATGTGCCGGCCGAGCCCGCCGAGGTGGCGAGCACGACGTCATTGGTCACGCCGAGCGCCGCGTTGGCGCGCTGGATCAGGCGCGGCGCGTCGCCGTTATAGGCGGCGCCGTCGCCGACCGTGGAGGTGCGCACCCAAACCGAGATGCTGGTTGCCGCGCCATTCGTTGCCTTCTTCTGGATGCCGCGGCCTTTCGAGGCGCTTTCCAGCCGCCCGGCGCCCGACGTCTGCGGCGCGCCGCGCAGCGAGAGCATCAGCATGACGACGGATTTGCCGCTGCCGAGCGCATTCGAGCGCGTGATCGTCGGGTTAATGGCCGCCGGCGATGTCTGCACAAGGTAGGCGCCGACGCCACCATAGTTCGAGGCCGGGACCACGTCTGAGGCATCGAGCACGGTGAAGCCGCTGTCGGCCGAGAACTGCGGCGAGCCGGTGTCGGCTGGATCGTCAAGACCGAGATAGACAAGCAATAGCTCGTTGCCTTCAGTCGGCGTGATGCTGCCCGGCTGGAAATCCGTCTGCCCCGTGCCGCCGACAAACGAAGCGTGGATCGTCTGGTCGACGATGTTGGCGCCGCCTGACGACCCCTTCCATGCCTGCACCT